AGGTTCAAAATCTATTGTTGAGACAATTAGAAAAAACGATGAAGAAACACCACAAGATTGGTTAGTTGAACAGACTGAACAATGGTGTCAAGATCGTGCAATCTATATCGCCGTCATGGACTCTATTGAGGTTCTCGATAAGAAATCTCAAAGATCAACAGGTGAAATACCCGACCTTCTCAAAGAGGCATTGAGTATATCATTTGATACACATATTGGTCATGATGTGTTAGAAGATGCTGATGCTAGACATGATTTCTATACAACAGAAGAAGAGAAGATTCCATTTGACTTAGAGTATTTTAACAAGATCACAAAAGGTGGTCTACCAAATAAAACACTTAACATTGTACTTGCAGGTACTGGTGTTGGTAAATCTTTGTTCATGTGTCATATGGCATCAAACTGTTTAATGATGAACAAGAATGTTCTTTACATTACCATGGAAATGGCAGAAGAAAGAATTGCAGAGAGAATCGATGCAAACATTCTTAATGTACCAATTAAAGAACTGCCTGATCTAAACAAGAAGATGTACTCTAAGAAGATTGATAAACTTAAAGATAAAACAAAAGGTAAACTTATCATTAAAGAATATCCAACAGCAGCCGCTCATGTTGGACATTTCAGACATCTATTACAAGAACTAAACATCAAAAAAGATTTCAGACCTGACATCATCTTTGTTGACTATCTAAACATTTGTGCATCACATAGAATCAGACCAGGTTCTGGTGCAAACTCTTACACTCTAGTTAAAAGTATTGCAGAAGAACTGAGAGGTCTTGCAGTAGAGTTTGATGTGCCATTAGTATCTGCAACACAAACTACAAGATCAGGTTTCGGTTCAACAGACATTGGTCTCGAAGATACTTCCGAGTCCTTTGGTCTACCTGCAACTGCTGACTTGATGTTTGCACTGATCACTAGTGATGAACTAGAAGAACTAGATCAAATGGTTGTGAAACAGTTAAAGAATCGTTACAACGATCCAACCATCTTCAAACGATTTGTAATCGGTGTTGATAGAAGTCGCATGAAGTTCTATGATTGTGAACAAGAAGCACAAGAAGAATTAATCGATAGTGCCATACAAGAAGACGATGATGTACCTGTCTTTGATAGAGGCAAGAAGAACTTTGAGGGGTTTAAAGTATGAGTACATTTGACGATCCAAGAATACAGAAACAATTTGAAGAATACAAAGAATCTTATGTAGAACCTGAAACGGTTTCTAAAGAAGAGCTTGTAGAAATGATTACAAAAGATTTGACATTTGCATCAAGTAAGCCTGTAGAAGAATATACATTATACCTAAAATGGCAAGAATGTCAACGAAGATTTCCTGTACAAGAAGTTGCTACACTCTTTGGTGAAGAGAAACAAATGGTAGATCAGGAGAAACAGAAGTTACTAGATGAATGCAAAAATAATATTTGGTTTCCAGAAGACCCTATGGATTTTGAGAAACTAGAACCAGAAATGATCTATACAAGTAAAACAGATATGACTGATCATTCTGCTGGTACATGGCAGAATATCTGGAATGTTTTTGCAACGATGTTATCATCTATGAGAAACAGTTCAAACATTGGTCGTAATTTACACTATGTTATTAGAGACAGAGTAACCAAGAAATATCTTGGTATCACTTGTCTAACAGGTGACTTTATTGATCTCACACCTAGAGACGATTATATTGGTTGGGAAAGAGAATATAAAACTAACAGTGGTAAACTAAACAATTCTTGTATTGGTTCTACAATAGTACCAACACAACCTCTTGGTTTTAATTATACAGGTGGTAAATTAATATCACTTCTTTGTCTATCTGATCAAGTTCAGAACGATTGGGAGAATAACTATGGTGATAAACTTGTAAGTGTTACTACCACTTCATTGTATGGTAAATCTAAAGAACATGGTATATCTCAGTATGACAATCTAAAATACTGGAAGAAAATGGGTTATAGTTCTGGTTCTCTAACATTTGAGTTGACAAAGGCAACAGAGAAAGAACTTCTTAAATATGGTGAAAAACATTTCAATGAAAAGTTCTTCTCACTGTATGTTGCTACAAGAGAAAATGGTCAACCTTGGAAAAGAGATCATAGAAATAGATTTAGATCATTTATCTTTTCTAAACTAGGCATACCTAAAGATATTCAGAAGACTGATCATGGTCGTGGTATCTATTACTCAATCTTATATGATAACACAAGAGAGTTTTTAAGAGGTGAGATTGAAGAAAGTCAATTGATTAAAAGATTTGATTCATCTGTAGATGCATTATCAGAACTATGGCGTGAAAGATATGCAAGAAAAAGAATAAACTCACTACTCAATAACAACAGAACAAACTTAGAAGAAACGCTGTTCTATGGTGATGTATGTTTTATGACATGGGATGAAACTAAAGAAAAATATCTAGGTGATGTAGGCAGGTGATATAAATAGTACCATATAGAATGGTATATTATTATGGTTAAAAATCACAAATCGAATGATGTAATCGAAATGATCTCTAAGAAGATAACTCTTAAGAGAGAACTTCGTTCAGCAAAAGAAAACCAAGACCAAGAAAATATCAAAAATATTTCCAAAAAAATCACAAAAGTAGAAGAAAAACTATCTTCTCGACCGCTTCAAAAAACATAAATAACAGTATAAATTTAGGAGAATCATATGTCTTACCAAGATGATATAGATAATGTATTTACACCTGTCGTTGCTGGATTACAAGAAAATATTGATCAGGTAACCACCTATCAAACATGGTGTAATTCACTTGCTGATGGCATTTCAGTTGCTGATTTTTGTACTGCATTAGATGCTAATTCAACTGCTGTTTTGTATTGTGGAGAAAGTTCAACCATGAATGATGGCGTAACAGATGAACATGTTGCTAGTTGGATCGTTAAAGAAAAAAATTGGTGTACTACCACTCTTGCGAATTTGAACGAGCTAAAATCAGGTTATGAGAGTACAATTGCCGAATTACAAGCAAAGGCAAATGGCACTTGGACACCACCTGCATAATTAGAGAAAAAAAATCATATAAATAGTAGTATCACACACATTTTTGTGTTATAATGGTACTACTATGGCAGTAAAAAATACTCACTTAGAACATTTAGAAGACGAAATCATCAATAATGGCATTGATGGTGGTCGTGCTGCTATTAACTTTCTTCAAGGTCTTAGAGACATGATGAAAGGTCATTCTAACAGTTCAGTTAATATGACTGTTAAATGGGATGGTGCTCCTGCAATCTTTTGTGGTAAACATCCAGAAGACGGTAGATTCTTCGTTGCAAAGAAATCTCTTTTCAACAAAACTCCTATGTTCTATACTTCAGAACAAGAAATCAAAAATGCAAAAGAACTTTCAGGACAGTTACAAGAAAAGTTTTTAACATCATTCAAATATCTTTCTAAATTATCTTGGTCAAATGTGATGCAAGGTGATTTAATGTATACAAATGACAAGAAGATGCAGAAAATTGATGGTAAAAACTATGTAACTTTTCAACCTAATACCATTTTATATGCAGTTGATATAGATTCAGATTTAGGAAAACAGATTGCAAACTCTAAAATGGGTATCGTCTTTCATACCACATACACAGGTGGAACTATCGAAGATTTATCTGCTTCATTTGGTGCAAACATATCAAAACTAGGTCACAATAACGATGTATGGATCGATGATGCAACTTATAAAGATGTGTCAGGTAGTTCTACACTTACTGCAAAAGACACACTCGCACTTACACAAGAATTATCAGCAGTTGGTAAGGCATTTCATGGCATTAAGAGAAAAGACCTTGATAAGTTTCAACAATTGCAATTAGAAATCGCAAAGAAAGGTGTTGGTGCATCATACAAAACATATGTTAACTCACTCATTAGAGGTGGAACATACAAACCTACATACGCTGGGTATATGAAACACTTTGAAAACTATTGGAGAGATATGGTAGTTGGCAAAGTAAAAATGGAAAAAACAAAACAAATTAAAACAGAGATTGGAGAACAGTTATACAACGAAATGAGATCGTTAAATGGATTCATTACCAATCTAACAAAATTTATGGAACATTTAGTAATCGCTAAACAGATCATAGTAAAAGGACTAAATCGTATTAAATCTGTAGGTCATTTTGTTAAGACCGATACAGGTTTCAAAGTTGTAAATCCAGAAGGTTATGTTGCGATTGACAAAACAGGAAAAGCAGTTAAACTCGTAGATAGATTAGAATTTAGTCAGAATAACTTTAACGCTGCTAAAAATTGGGACAAATAATGAAAACATTAAAACAAGTATTAAGTGAAGCAAAATTAAAGGGTGCAGTCTTTACATTTGGTAGATTCAATCCTCCAACTGTTGGCCATGAGAAACTTGTAGACAAACTAAACAGTGTCGCAAAATCTTTTGGTGGCGATCCAATATTATTTGCATCACATTCAAACGATAAGTTAAAGAATCCTCTTTCACATAAAGATAAGATTAAATATCTCAAGGCATTCTTTGGTCGTAAAGTTAAAGTAATGGATGTAGATGCAAGACAAGTGTTTCAGATTCTAGTATTCTTATATGATAAAGGTTACAGAAGACTAGGTATGGTCGTTGGTTCTGATAGAGTCAGAGAGTTTGACACGATTATTAAAAAGTATAACTCAGTAAAAGGTCGTCATGGTTTTTATAAGTTTGAAGATATACAAATTGTTTCTGCTGGTGAAAGAGATCCAGATGCAGATGATGTATCAGGTATGTCAGCATCTAAGATGAGATCATATGCAGAGGCAGGCGATTTCGAAAACTTTGAAAAAGGTGTTCCAAGTAAAGGTAAAAAACTTGCAGATAAGTTGTATAAAGATATCAGAAGAGGTATGGGTATCGTTGAGAATACTTTACCAAATTATATGATCGAAGACTTGATCACTGAAGGCGTATACGATCCAGGTATTTTTAAAGCAGTATTTCTAATGGGTGGACCAGGCAGTGGTAAATCTGCTGTAGTGAAGAAATTGGCACTCAAAACATTAGGTCTCAAACTTGTCAATACAGATGCCGCTTTTGAGAATGGTCTAAAGAAAGCAGGCCTTAGTTTGGACTTGAGAACTATTGATGCAAAACTTCGTGATCCTATTCGTGCAAGGGCAAAAGAAATAACAAAGAAAGGTATGGATTTGTATATCGATAGTAGACTTGGTATGATATTCGACACAACATCAGCAAAATCATCTAAAATTAAAAACTACAAAAAATTATTAGATGCATTGGGATATGAATACAAGATGATATATGTCAAAACATCTTTAGAAAATGCACAAGCAAGAAACGAAAAAAGAGCAAGAAAGTTACCAGCAGAAATAGTAAAATCAGATTGGCAGGCAGCTGAAAAGAATGCACAAATGTTTAAGAGAATGTTTGGTAGAGATTTTATCGAAATTACAAACGATGATACTCTCGAAGTATTAGATAAGAAAGCAGATGCACTCTATGGTAAGATGTTAACATGGACATCTGTATTTCCAAAAAATAGTCTTGCTGGAGAATGGAAAGAATACGAACTTCTTAAGAAGAACTCCAAATAATTATAAATAGTAATATGGACTTACTAGACTCAATAAAAATTGATAGATTGCTTGAAAAGAAAGTCAAGCAAGATAAAGAAATCAAAGACCGAGACGGCACTCAACCTGCGAAATACTATGCAAAAGATGCCGA